AAACTGACGCAGATCTTGACTACATCGCGGAGCTGATTGCCGCGCGAGATCAAGCAGACACGACGACAGCAGCGCAGAAGATCACGCTGGAGCAGCTGACGCAGCAATCGGCGGCGCATCTGCTGGGCGTCACGACTCGACATCTGCGAGATCATCAACCAGCACGCAACAACGACGGCACCTATCACGGACCGGACATCGTTCAATGGGCAATCGATCGAGCAGTCGCAGACGCTCGCGACAAGTGGGAGCGACGCACCGACGTCAGTCTGGCGGCGAAAGACCGGCAAGCACTCGCGCGAGCGATCAAGCTGGAAGAAGAAGCCAAAGGCGTGCAAGGCACCTACGTCAAGAACGCAGACGTCAAGCTCGAATTCATGGCGATGGCCGCATCTGTTCGCACCGAGCTGGAAGCGCTGCCGAAAGCGATGTCGAACGACTTTCCCGAAGATCGTCGCGAGTTTCTGACCGGCGAGCTACGCGGGCAAGTGCGACAGATTCTGCGTCGCCTCGCGAACCGTGGCAAGCGACTGCTGAGCAGGAGCAACTGACGTGATTCAGCCGAGCGACTACTGCCACGCATTCGAGCCAGCGCCCGACGTCGGTCTGGCCGAACACTCGATTCGCTGCATCGTCAACGAAGAAGGCCGACCGTTCGACTTTCTCGCGTTTCCGCATCTGGTCGCCCCGGGCGGGCTGTGCGACGCGTTCGATGCTGACTGGATTCGCGAGATCGTTCTGCGGATGGCAAGCTGTCTCGGGAAGACGTTCGTCGTGCTGTGCGGTTCGCTTTACATGGCCGAACTAGCGCCGTGCAATCAGGTGCTCGCTGGTCACGTTCAAGACTTGGCACTGCAGCAAGCCGAGCGAATTCGCACGATGGGCGAGCACAACCCCGCATTCGACGACTCAGGCCTGCAGACATCGCAAAAGAAGCGCCTGGAGTTCAACGGCAACCGAATATACGCGGCATGGGCCAGAAGCCCCGGCACGCTGTCGAACATCAACGCACTGTACGGCGGGGCGTCGGAACTCGACTTGTGGGAGCGCGTCAGCACGTCACGACATCCAGATCCTGAACAGATGTTCGGCGACAGATTCAAGGACAACGACCCGATCCGCAAGGAAATATACGAAAGCATTCCAACGCTGCAGGGAACATACATCGACGAGAACGAGCAAGAGCGACCACGCAGCCGCATCGAAGCGCGACGGCTGAAAGGCACGAACTGCGCATTCTGGGTCGGCTGTCCGTTCTGCGGTGGTCGACAGGTGCTGACCGTCGAACGCGTCAGTCGAGACGGCTACAAGTGCGAGCACTGCGAAAAGCAGATTGCAGACGAATACAGGAAAGCGTTCATCCGTTCGGGTGTCTGGGCTCCAGCTGGCTGCGGCGTCGATCCAGATCGAGCGACAGCAGCAGCGACAGATCGCCTGGCGATTCTGGCCCGCACGTCTGAACTCGAGGTATCAGACCCAGAACTCGACGAGCTACGGGAGCGACTTCGCTGGCAGCAGTGGTCTGGCTGCGACTACCTGACTGGAACGCCGACACGAACAGGCTCCGTCGAGTCGTTTCAGCTGTCGAGTCTGTACGCACTTTCAGTGTCTTGGGAGCGAATCGCAGACGAGCACGCAGCAAACGGCAAGACGCAGAACTTCGTCAATCAGTGGCTCGGTCAGACGTTCGAAGTCGTCGAAGCAGCGAAGATCGATCTGGACGTTGAGGGCAAACTGCTGGCAGACGCGATTCGCAGCGAAATCGGACAGGGCGAGCTGCCGGAATGGGTGCGCTACACGCTGCTGACGATCGACAGGCAGAAACGCGTATTTCCGTGGATGCTGACGGGCTGGAATGCTGACCTCGACGCCGTACACGTCGCCTCAGCGGGTTCGGTGCTGTCATTCGACGAACTTGACGCACTCGCAGAGAAGATCGCGCCAGACGGCATTCTGATGGACTGCGGCTACTTGCAGAAAGACACGCTCGATTGGTGCGTTCAGATGCAGGCGAAAGGGTTCAACGCGAATCCGTGCAAAGGGGGCAAGGCAGCGAACGTGCGGCACCACTTCAAAGCGTATCGTATCGAAGACGAATATGGATTCGCCGCAGAGTATGCCGCAATCCGTCGACTGGACGTCAACACGCAGTCGACGCAGGAGTGGGTCAGCGAGCTGCTGGAGCAGCGCCAGACGATTCGCATCTGGCACAGCGACGGGCTGGATCTGTGCAAAGAGCTGCTGAACGATCAAGAGACAGTGAAGCAGCTGCGCAGCACTTGGGATCGAATCGACCGCCGACATTCGAACGATCAGCGTGACAATCTTCGATATGCCTTCGTCGGTGCCCAGTATCTGCAGCAGCAAGCGTCGCAAGTCGGATTCACAATGCCAACTGGAAGGCGTCGCAGTGAGTAAACCAAACGGATTCACACTGCCTGGCGGCGGGCTGAAGTGCGGAAACTGCGGGGAACTGCTGCCGCGAGTGTATCGAACGACGACGACGCCGGGATTCGTGACACGCGAGCGCAAATGCGAGTGCTGCGGCGACATCAACGTCACGCAGGAACGCATCATCGGCACGCATACACCTCGGCGAACTTTCAACCAGCGAGGCGACTGAATCTGCTCGACGTCGAGCACTTCTGATCGCTCGAAACTCCCGCGAACTTCCGAGAACTCCACAATCTGCCGCAATCTTTCCGCACTGCGCTATATGTAGCAGACTGATCTAGGCAGTGCTTACGAGATCGCAAAACTGCTGGGCATGGCAGATATTGACGATCAAATACTAGCCGACGCAGCGAAGCCGCTCAGCGTCACGAACGGCGACGTCAGCACGACGCGACGCAGCTTGCGCGAGCAGATCGAGGCTGACAAGTATCTGGAGCAGAAGGCTGCTGCCGGATCACCGTTTGACATTTTCAAAGCCAACACGCGCAAGATCGTCCCACCGGGGGCGTGCGAATGACAACGCTGCGACAACGCATCGGGAACCTCATTGCAGGCAAGACAGTCGACGCCAAGTTCGACGTCGCGCAGACGACCGGAAGCAATCGCAAGCACTGGGCGAACGCTGACAGCCTGGCCGCTCGGGCTGCAGTGTCGCCAGTCGTGCGGCATGTCGTGCGGATTCGCAGCCGCTACGAGGCAGACAATAACCCGTGGTATGCGGGCATTCTACGAACTGCCGTGAATCATATCGTCGGCAAGGGACCGCGACTGCAGGTGATGACGGGCGACCGTGCGCTGGATCTGCGAATCGAGACAGCCTGGCGACGATGGGCAGCGAAGGCGAAATTCAATCGGATGCTGCGCAGTGCTGTCGAAACGTACTGGAAAGACGGCGAGGTTTTCGTGCGTCGCATCCATCACGAGCACGGCAACACACTCAACCTCGGCGTTCTGCTGATCGAAGCAGACCAGATCGCTTCACCGCTGACATCTGCAGCAGACCCGCTGACAGATGATGGAATCAGACTCGACGCCAACACGCACGCGCTCAGCTATCACGTTCTGCACGATCATCCCGGAGCTGCGAACGTCACGCACTCGCAGTCGGGCGAATGGGTCGACGCGAATCACATCGTGCATCTGTTCAGAGCATCGCGCCCCGGTCAGACGCGAGGAATACCGCGAGCGACTTCCGGCCTGCAGATGCTGCCAATCATGCGACGGCAAGAACTCGCGACGCTGTATTCTGCGGAAACTGCAGCCAACTTCGCAATGGTGCTGAAGACGAACAGCCCCACGATTCAGGCCGCAGTCAACAACGGCGACGCGTTCGAAGAAGTCGAGCTGGCAGCAAACATGCTGACGAGTCTGCCTGCTGGCTGGGAAGTCGACACAGTAGGCAGCAACCTCCCAGGCCCAGACTACGAATCATTCCAGCGACAGACGCTGCAGGCGTTCTCACGCTGTACGAACATGCCGCAAGCACTCGCGGCAGGATCTGCCCGCGATTCGAACTTCAGTTCATACAAGGGCGACGTCAAGAACGTCTGGCAACCGGAAGTCGAAGTGGAGCAGTGCGAGATCGAGACGACGATTGCTGATCCTGTGTTCGAATGGTTCATGGAAGCTGCCGTCTTCGAGCCGGGACTGCTCGACAGAGCGCCACCGACAGCCGAAATCGACCACCGCTGGGTCTGGCCACCGCTGCCGCAGCTCGACGCGATCACGGCTGCGAAAGCGTCAGCCTTGCGACTGTCGACCGGACAAGCGATGCCGTCAAGTGAAGCGAACAGCGCGGGCAGCGATTTCGAGACAGAGCTGCAGCGGGGTGCAGAGGATTATGGCGTCAGCGTCGACGAGCTGCGGTCAGCGATATTCCGCAAGACGTTCGACCTGCAAGCAGAGATGGCACCGCGCACAGCAACGACAGAACAAACAGATCTGGACAAACGGCCGGCGTCAGCTGAAGCAGCTGCAGGGCGAATGGTTCAAGCAGCAGACGCACCAGCAGACGTCGTCGAGATGACAGCGGACTTCACGGTTCAGGCAGGCGCGAAAACGGGGCAGCGACGCTTCGAGATTCTCGCCTACTCGGGCGGATATCTGCCAGTGGCCGCATATCCGGTGCCAGTGATCATTGATCTGCGTGGACTCGAAGCGTCAGCCGGTGTCCCGATTCTGATCGATCACCAGAAGTCAGTCGAAGCGACTCTGGGACTGACAGACGAAATCGCGAACAGCGGGCGCGACTTGCGTCTGCGTGGACTTGTCACGGCGACGAGCGATCTGGCGAAACAAGTGCTGAAGCAAGACGCAGTCGGCCACACATGGCAAGCGTCGATCGGCGTGCAAGTGCTCGAAGCAGAAGAACTCAAGGCGGGGCAATCGATCACCGTCAACGGGCAGACACTCAAGGGGCCCGCAATCGTCGGGCGTCGTTCAGTGCTGCGAGAAACGTCTGTTCTGCCAATGGGCGCGGACAGATCAACAAGCGTAAACCTTGCGGCTGCTGCCGCGCACTTAATTGAAGGAACGGCAGAAATGACTTTCGAAGAATGGTTGGCCGAATTGGGCCTAAAGCTCGACGACTTGTCAGCAGAACGACAAGCAGCACTGGAGCTGGCCTACGGGGCGGAATATCCAGACGAAGCCGACAAAGCTGCTCCGGTAGCGGCAGAAGCGAAAACGGCACCCGTGCCGGTAGCAGCGTCGGCTGCAGTGACAGCAGCTGCACCGCTCGACGTTGCTGCGTCACTGCGTGAACTCAACCGACAAGCGGCGATGCAGTTCACTCGTCACGCCGACATTGGTCGCATCGCTCGCAACCACCCGAAGATCGCTGCAAAAGCGATCGAAGCGGGCTGGAGCAACGACAAAGTGGAATTGGAAGTGATGAAGGCCGACAGCTCGAAGACTCGCCCGACATCATTCGGCACAGCTCAGAACAAGCCGGAGAACGAACCGCAGATTCTGGAAGCTGCGCTTTGCATGACTCGCGGCATCAAGGACGTCGACAAGCAGTATCCAGATCAGGTGCTGCAAGCCGCCCACGATCGATTCAAGCGTGGAATCGGCCTCCAGCAGCTGCTGATCACTGCAGCTGCTGCGAACGGAATGCCTTCGCACATCGGCATGGTTGTCAACGACAGCAACATGGCCGAAGTCTGTCGATTCGCTCGCGGGCAAGGCGTGCAAGCGTCTTTCAGTGCGATCAGTCTGCCGGGAATTCTCAGCAACGTCGCGAACAAGGAAGCGCTCGAAGCGTACATGGAAGAGGACGACACGTGGCGTCGACTCGCTGCGATCAAGACCGTCAGCGACTTCAAGCAGACGACCAGCTACAGAATGCTGGCCGATGCGAAGTACGAGAAAGTGGGCCCGGGCGGAAAGATCAAGCACGGGACACTCGGAGAAGAAAGCTACACCCGCCAGGCTGACACCTACGCCCGCATGTTCGGCATCACACGGCAGGACATCATCAACGATGACATGCAGATGTTCGACGACATCCGAGCGATCCTCGGCGTCGGTGCGGCAACGTCTATTCGCGAGCTGTTCTGGGCTACGTTCCTGGACAACTCGACTTTCTACACGGCAGATCGCACGAACTACATCAGCGGAAGCACCACGAATCTCGGTGCTGACGGTGTTGGGCTTGGTCTGGGCGTCAAAGCGTGGCGAACTCGCACGACTCCTGCAGCAGACGGCGCGAAGCGAGTCGGTGGTGCTGCTCCGAACTATCTGCTGGTGCCGCCAGAACTGGAAACGATCGCAGATCAGCTGTACGTCGCGCACAACTCCAACGCGGTCAAAGCGTCGGAAGTCAACACGCATCACAACAAGTACGAACCAATCGTGGTTCCCGA